AAACCAAGTAGCAACAGATGGCTGATAATACCAATCAACGCCAGGCTCTCTATTTGGCTTGTATTGTCTAGGACTAAACAAGCCTTTATTTTCTTTTATTTTATCGTACATTACTACAGTTAATACACGATCAAGTCTAGTAGCCCGCACTGCACGTAGTTTGCGGTCTAAATCGGTAATAAACAAGTATACTGCATGATCTTGTGATGAATATTTTATTAGTTTTCGTGAATTAATCATTAATCCTCCCATACGTTGGGTAATTTGCTTTTGTTACGGATTGCAGTATAAATGTTAATGTTCTCTTTATCTGCAAAGTTTATAAGTTTGTTAATTATATCTGTTCCGACTAAAAAGTCAGCACAGTCGATAACAAGGATATCTGGGTTAACTGCAGTTTCGACACCTTTGTAAACTTCGAATAAGTATGGCACCATTTCGCCATTATAAATTTCATGTGTAGATTTAACTGCTACACTAATTAAACTTTCGATAATGTGAATGTTTTCAACGTTTGAATTTGCATCATTGAAACGGTTTCTAATTGCTGCTTCATGCATTTCTAGGCTGAGAAACACTACGTGGTTACCTCTCAGTGATTCATGCGCAGCCAAATTAACTAGCAATTGAGTAATGCCTCTTTCTTGTTTTGAAAAGTCATAGACCATAAGTTTATTGCGCGATTCGACGCCATTGTTCATAGATCTAAATGAAACTTTTTGTATCATAGATTTTCCTCTGGAGTAAAAATAGTTGACCAGGTTTGAAGTTTAATTCGTTTCTTAGCTGCTGCAGCATTGATGCATTCTTGTTTAACAATATCATGTTCGACTAGCAACTGTATCATTGCAACAACATCACCTAGTTCTTCTTCAAGTTTTTTAGTATTAGTAACCCCTTGCCATTTTGAGGTAAATCCAAATCTAAAAATTTTTGAAATGACTTGTGATACTTCGGCACATTCTTCCTGCAATATATGCAATATTTCTTCTGTTTGTGTTTTCATATTACTTGATTTTTGTAAATGCGTTAACTCCGTGAATATCACGTAACGCTCGGTATACATGCTGAATGCCAACTGCTTGATTCCAGGCATCTTCTAATGCATGGTGTGCAGTAATTGGTGGTCGTTTTGGATCGATCCCTAGATCAAATGCAGTGCGTACATCTCGCACTTGCCAAAAGTCCCAAGGAATTTTTTTATTAATTTTTTTGAAAATATTTTCGCAAATAACAATGTCAAAGCCTGATCCGTTTGACCAAACTCGAGTTGCACCCCAGCAAAATTTGTACAATTGGTTAAATGCATCTTGTACTGTAACTCTACCTTCTGGGTTAAATGCTTCGTCTTGTGCTTCTGGACTTTGTTTTGCCCACCACTCAATAGTTGAATCGTGTACCTCTAAATCTAGTTCATTGCAGCTATCTAGATCTACACGTATATAAAAGGACTCCATATCTGGAGATTTGAGTTCTTCACCAAACGGATCGAACTTAACTGCACCTATTGAAAGGACAGCAGCATTTGAAGATGTTGCTAGTGTTTCAAGGTCGATCATAATATCAGTTAATGCCATTAGATTCTCTGTTAATGTAAAGCTACACTATAACAGAAACACTAATGGCTGTCAATGATTCGCAGTATAAAAATCAACCAAATTTCATGTTAACTGATTGTACTAGTCTTTTTTCTGCTAGTGCTTCGACTTCGAGTGTAGTTCCTACAGTGTATATTCCTGGGGTTTCTTCACGTTCAATTTCAAATTTAGAAACAGTAATGTTATCTACTTCTTCTTGTGTTACACCGTCATAAAAGAACAATGCATTTGGCATTTTTTCTTGTGCTTCTTGATATCTCATATTTAACTCCAAAATTGTATAATTTTTGTTACTTGGTCAGACATTACTTCCTTCCAAGTTTTTAATGAAAATGTTTTTACAAACATCGTATTTAAACTAGCAAATGTAAATTTAGTATCAATAATACGATTAGAGTAATATACTGTAATATTCTTAACTGTATTAATTCCGCTATACTTTATTTTACTAAACAGCTCATTTGTTATATTGGTTAATCTTTTAGTTGTACTACCTGCAATCATACTGCTCAATCCAGCAAATGTAAATTTAGTATCAATAATACGATTAGAGTAATATACTGTAATATTCTTAACTGTATTAATTCCGCTATACTTTATTTTACTAAACAACTCATTTGTTATATCGGTTAATCTTTTAGGTGTACTACCTGTAATTATATTATTAATCCCACTAAATTTTATTTTACTAAATAACTCATTTGTTATATCAGTTAATCTGTTAGTTGTACTACTTGTAATTATAGTTTTTAACCCAGCAAATGTAAATTTAGTAGTTACTGAATTATCTGCAAATACCGATGAATAAAACATTGTAATATTCTTAACTGTATTAATTCCGCTATACTTTATTTTACTAAACAACTCATTTGTTATATCGGTTAATTTTATAGAAGTTGTTCCGGTATTTAATGTTTTTAATCCACTATATTTTATTTTACTAAACAATTCATTTGTTATATTGGTTAATTTTGTAACCGTGCTGCTAGTACGAATTAATTTTAAACTAACAAATGTATATTTGGTTCCAACGGTGTTACTAACAAATGCAGTTGAGTATTTCATTGTTAATGTTTTTACATTATTAAGGGCACTAACTGTATATTTTGTATAAACAGATCTGTCAACAAATGCAGTTGAATACTTTATTGTTAATGTTTTTAAATTATTAATTGGTGAGAACTTTCTAAATACATTGAATTTTATACCATATTCAAATGAATTTAATGTTAAGGTTTTTAATGATGACAATTTTCTAAATACATTAAATTTAATACCGTATTCGAATGAGTTCAAACTAACTGTATTAATACCGCTAAAAAATAGTTTATTTAAATTTGAAGGAATAGCATACTGTTCTATAGATGAATAACCAGTCGAAACTAAATTTAAAGAGCTTGATTTTATAGCATTTAAACCACTATAAAATCTAAACGGAAAAAATAAAGTCGTTTTAGTAATGTATTGTTTTAAGATTGTGATATTATCAATAGTGTTAATTGCTGAAAACTTTCTAAATGGTAACTCAATTTTTAATCGTCTAAACGTAATTGCAGTTAGTTTGCTAAGTGCTGAGCATAACACATATAAAGTTCCTGTACCGTCATTGGATAAAGTTAGGGTATTAGCGCCATTAGACGATACTTGAAATGTATTAGTTTGGCTATTAATAACATAATAAAAGGTATCGATTGAAATACCAGTTGTGGTTGTTATTGTCTTAAATTTAATCATGGCTCCATTATTGAAGCCATGATTAGTTAATGTTACATTATTGTTAGCATTAGAAAAAGTAACTGTTCGCGATGCTAACGTTGTAAACGAGTTTGGAGTCCATGCCATTTACTTACGCAGGAATAGCCACTTGTCCAAGCACTGTTGCAAGTAATGGGTTTCCGCCGTTTACAGTACCGCCGTTAAAGTTAGTAAATACTCTTAGACCTGCTGACTCAGTATTAATGAACAATCTAGTACCGTCCCACAATAATGTATCGGCGGTAGTTGCCCCATGCGCAGTTCCGATATCAGCACCTAATAATGGAATTATTAATGTGCTTATAGTAGCTACGGTTGAAATTACGTTTCTACCAAGTGGTTGAATAAATCCAGCATTCGCAATTAATGAACCGTTTTTAGGTAATATAAGTAAATTTCCTTGGATTTTAACAACACTAAACGATGAGTTTGCAGTATTACCGCCAGCTGATGTTGAACCAACAGTTGCACCGGTAGCGACTACTGTAAGTGTTCTTGGGTTTAATTGAACGTATTGCATTACACCTGCCGCAGTCGGAGTACCGTATATCATTAAGGTATTACCGTCAACCATACATAGTGCCACTCCAGTAGAAATTACAGCTGGATACACATTACCAGTCCAAGTTGGGATAGTAGCAGCAGACCCAGCTTTGTCAATTTTAATTAACCTAAAGTTTGATGCAGTTGTAGCAATTACTGGTGCTGCCCAGAAGTTCCCGTCAAAATCACAAATTATATCTCTGCATATTCCAGCTTCACCTAATGCTGATGTTGTTGTAAGAGTTGTAGGAGTTCCTAGTGCAGTAGCAGCGCCAGTTGAACTTTGTCTTACAAACAAGTAAAATACTGGCTGAGTAGCTGAAGTTACTGATGCACTGCAAATATACGCACCACTAATTGATATACACGCAATTGCAGTTGCAGTGTAAGTAGAAACAACAGTATTTGATGCTATATCAATTTTTTGCAATCCAAGTGTTGCAGTTGATGCAGAAACATACACATATCTATCACCGTCATATTTAATATCAGTATAGCCCGGAGTAGTTTGTGTTGAAATATCAGTACATAAATATCCGTTAGCTGCGTCAATTTTCATAATTTTTGTTAAACCGTATGCATAGATTACAGTACCAACTGAAACCATGCCTAAGATTTTTTCAGAAGTTGCGTAAGTTGTAGTACCGATAGTAGTATTAGTATTTGATAACCAGCTAGTAGTATCGTAAGATTTCCAGTGACAGTTAAGTAACCAATGTCCGCGTTCTGATGCAGTTACTGATGAATTACCTTCTTGATCAACTGCAATGTTTACTTTGTTCATATTTTGGCCAACTGGTGCAAGCACTTTTAGACCATAAATTTGACCATAGTTAGTTGTAACACCAGAAAAGTTTTCAATCGGTCTAATTGGCATAGTTAAACGTCTTGATTGATCCCAGTTTGTTGTAGCAAATTTACCACCAGTTCCGAGATAATATATAAATGAACCGCCCGGAGTTGCTGGACCTAACCATGTTGGATATGCAGTTACACCGTAGTCTGCACCCCAGGCGCATGCAGCATAAACACCACTTAATGAACGTTTAGTAAGCGGCATAGAAATAAGAGGATAATCAGTAGTTGTCGCCGATTGGCTTAACGGTCTAGTAGTCAGTGCAGCCGCTCCTAAACACCATAATGTTGAACTTATCCATCCCCAGCATACGTTTTTATTTGCAACTGTATCGATAATATCTTCACGAGCTATTTCTACTACACCTGCCCACATTGACGGTTCGTTAAGTGCATATGAATGTAATATACACCAATGAGGTGACACCATAATGATAAAATCGCATGCAGATAAGTTATATGATACTGGAGCACAATCTTGATATGTCCATGCTTCAAATGTTGGAACATGTAGCGTGCCTGATGTAATATTATTATCGTAGTTTGACTGTGTATCCCAGTATTGGCATGTAGTAGTATTAATTTCTTGTGCTTTGATATTATATCTTAAGATAATGTTTTTAGCGGTAGTTCCGTCTTCATTAACTGCACGGAATACTTGTGTATAGATTGGAGATGAAGTATTGTTAACACCGACTGATCCGTCTAAGTTACCCCAAAATGAATCAAACAATGTCCACCCTGTGCGTGTTGATGGATTAGTTGATCCGTCTGCATATGTGTACGTCAAAGTAGTTTGCGCAGTTACACCAGAAGCTACTGAAAATGTAACCCCGCCAAGAGGTCCAGTTCCTGATGGGCCAGTCCCTGTAATTGCATCTGCTACAGTGTTAGCAAATGTTAAAAATTTAGTTAAGCCACTCTCGCCAGCACCAGTGGTATTGTTTAATGAAATTTGAATAGTTGACTGTGCAATATATGTAGCAGAAATTGCCATGTGAAACTCCTTAAGTTTAAATTGTATCCTGGAATTGAATAATACAGGAATTATAGTGTATTTAGCTGTATGAGTGCATCAATGCAACACTAAGATGTGTACCTGATCCGGAAATTACATTAATCGTAATACGATCTGATGTAGTAAGGGAAAAATTTAAATTAGAATATGTTATTGAAACTTCTCCAGATGGCACTGTATAATAATCTAATAGTATATTATTTTTATATAGTCCAATTGTTAAATCGTTAGTTTGTGTTAATCCGACAGTTAATTGAATAACAGTAATTGTAACTGCAGATACTGGAACAAACAACGCAGTACCTAGAATAGGACCAATAAAGTCATTTAAAATATTAAATGTTCTAATTGTAACAATTGGGATATTACTTAAATCGGTATAATTTCCAGTTGATGCAACAGTTGCTAATCCTAAATTTGTAGTAGCATTTAATTTTTCTTGTGTAGATAAATTTTGATTATTAATATCATAACGAACAGCGCCGGATGCAGACCCGTCTTGACCTGCAGGACCTTGTGGTCCTTGTGGTCCGGTTGCACCTGTATCGCCTTTAGGACCACGGAATGTACCAATACTTTGCCATGATGTTTCATTCCAAAAGTATCCGTCGCCTGTAGAAGTAATGACATATAAATCACCGAGAGTTCCGGAAGTAGGTAATAGGTTAACAGCCGAAACGGAACCTTTAATAACGATAGAAGTACCATTCGCACCTGCAGGTCCGGTTGCACCAGTATCTCCTTTTGGTCCAGGAGTAGTAGATGCAATTTGCCACCCGCCGCCGTATCTAATGTTTAATACACCAGTGGACGAATTCCACCATAATGTTCCGGTTGCAACACCAGTCGGTGCAGTTGCAGAAACAATAATAGTAGCATTACCGCCACCACCTCCGCCTGAGCCAGTATTGATAGGGATACCTCCGATAGTAACCCCGTCGGATAATCTTAGATCGCCAATTTCTTGATTGTAAAAAATAATCCCAGCTTCGCCGATGTATTCATCGGCTACTAAAGTAGTGATGCGTCCTGATTTAATCTTTTGAATAGTCATGCTGTATTTATTGCATGCTAAACAAAAGATTAATCAGGGTTGTGAAAGGTTAACGTCCGTGTTTTACAGGTAACGCTTCTTTCGCTAGTTTTTTACGATGACGTGCTCTTGCAGCACCTGCTTCGCGTTTACGTTTTGTAGTTGGTTTTTCGTAATATTCCTTTTTACGTAAATCATCTAGCTTTCCTGAATCTTCAACTTTTCGTTTAAATCTTCGAAGAACTTGGTTTATGTTTTCGCTTTCGCGCATACTTACACCAGTGTTAGTCTTCTGCATTATCATCATCCTCGTCTTGTAATATTTGTTTTACGATCTCATCTAAATCGTAAATTCTGTTTTTTGAAATTAAACTATACGGAGTTAGTTCGTCATTTGTTATATAATATGTATTAGGATGTGCTAATAAAAATGTAACAAACGCTTTAGTGGTAGGTGTGCAATTATCTACGTCAACGATTTTAATATCAACTTGATGTGCAACACCTAATAACCATCCAATATCATTTTCGTTGGTGTCGTAGATGAATACGTTTACATCTTCATCTGTCTGACTTAATATTGTTTGGAATTGTTTGGAAACGTGCTGCGAAGGGTTAATTAACAAGTAGCTAATGTTCAAGTTAAAAAGTTGATCAGGTGGGGTAATTACAGTAATTTTTCCTAGGTTCATAAGTCCTTCTTATTTAGGTTGTAGGTATTGCTCGGCACTTACCCATTGACTGCCGTTGAAAATAAAATCTCTTGACGGTGTGTAGTCAGTTCTGGTAAATTGTTGACCTTGTTCAGGTTCGTCCGGAAATTGCTTTCCGTGTGCAAATGTATCAACAATTGCTTCTTTTACAGCTTTGTCTAATTTTCGGTCTGCTTCTACTTTTTGGGTAGGCAGCACAAATTCTTCGTATGCTTTTTCATATGTAAAGTTTTCATTTTCTTGTATTCCTGCAAATAATTCTTCAACTCTTTGCTTTTTACTGATTTCTCGAAAACTATGTTGGCAAGCTAATAACAGCATAATAGCCATAGGATCAAACACTGAAACGATTAAAATTATCATCCATCGCACTGCACGTTCTAATACATTTGAATCTAAAGAATCACCGTATATTAAAGCAGCAATGTATTTAATTGGACCTACCTCTGCTTCGACTTTTCTTAATTCGGCAGCCACTGGCGCACGTTGATCATTAAGTATTGCAGTTTCTTTTTGGGCAGTAGCAATGTCGTGCTGCAACTCACTTCTTTCTTTAGCTTGTAATTTTCTAATTTGCACGGCTTTGTTTGCACCTTTCTCACTAGTAGATCGTGACATTGTTTGATCGACTGCACTGTCTAATTGTGCAATGGCTTTACGAGACAACTCAATTGTGTCTTTTTGGGTTTTGATTTTTTCATCGAAGAGTGCAACTTTGTCAATGATTGCTCCTGATGGAACTGCTTGATCCAAGTGTGCTTTTGAAAGATATCCAAAGATACCCATTGAAGTGATTAACATTAATACAACTACTGCTGTAGTTAAATACGCAATCATTATTTTTGGTGCATTTGACCAATGTCGTTTAAGCCATACAGTAGCAATCAACTTGCTTACCTCTAGGGCAACACCCATGATCATTATAGGACCTGCTGATGCAGAAAATATGCTAACAAGTCCTATAACTGAATAATAGACAGCGACAGCAGATATTGATAATCCACTGAGTAATGCCAAATATGATATGGCGTAATCACTTGCTAACGATTGCTTCATAGTTAGTATTTATTATCTAACTAACAACCGTTAACTTTACTTTTTGAATACCTGTAATGCCAATTGCTCTTGCTGCTGCTTTTGACAAATCGATAATACGATTAAACACAAATGGTCCTCTGTCATTAATTTTAACAATAACTGATTTATGGTTCTCTAAATTAGTTACAGTAACCATAGTACCAAATGGCAACGACTTATGCGCTGCGGTAAATTGCTGTGGACTAAAATATTCACCACTTGCAGTTTTTGGTCTACGACGATATCTAGGACCTGATTCATAACCGTACCAGCTTGCGATACCGTTTAAAGGATCAACCGGTGCAAACGTATGATGCTTGCGGTGGCGATGCTTGCTTTTATGTTTCGCTACGTTGTGTACAGGTTTCGTATTTGACTGTGTTTCATGTTTAGTCAGAACGTTTTTCTTTGTAGTAGCTTCGGTGTGAACAATTTGTTCTTTAGCACGAGCTACCGGTGATACTGCGATACTGATCGACATGATCAGTGTTAAAAGTGAATATTTCATTTTTTCTCCTTTCACTTGGTGTGCCCTGCATAAGCAGCACATTACATTAAGGGAGATAACTACCAAGGTTGCTAAACCCTTTGTCACTGGCGTTTCTCCATCGGCAAAAACATCTGTCACATGTAATTGCGTAGGCGAGCATGGCTTCCCAACTTTCGGGTTCCTTCATTGGCCAAGACTCGCAGGGTTAATATACAGAGTTAACCCAACTATCTTAGTTTCTTACGAAACGATAATATATATAGCACAAAACTATATATTTTTGAGTAAAACATAACAGAAATTGTTAATTAACTACTATGTTAATAGGATATTCTCCTATTTGTATAATTATACTACTTTTGTATGTGTATGTCAACCTGCAAATACATCGGTACTTCCTGTTGCTAGATGACTGCATGTTGCGGCATCACCTGCACGACATACTAGAATCCCGTTTGCATACACACTTGAGCTACTTCCTGACATTTTTGCTGCATTGTGAGGAGAATTACCATGACTTGCAATAGTTGCATTTTTTACAGCAATTGGTTTATTATCAACAAATACAGTAGGTGCTAAATTACCAGTGATTTGACCACCTGCAGTGTCTTGGGTAACTCTTGACACACCGGGCATTATATGATAATTCCGGTAGTGGCTTTTGTATACGAACTTGCAGATTCTTTTTCAGTTGCTTCTAATACTACTACTGTTGACGCTGCTAGTTTAATAGTTTTATCTTGATCGACTGTAAACAAGTACGGAGCCATACCAATACCACCTTGTGCTGCAGTAAGCACTCGAGGTCTTGAAACTTTAATGTATTTGTCAGTTTCTTCAACTAAGCTTGCAATTAATTCTTCACCTGAAGTAAGTTTAATTGTAACTACCTCGCCAACTGACACACCTTTATCTATAATCATTTTGTATCCTTTAAATATTGTTGTAATTCTGAAAACCCGCCGATATAATTTCCATCGATCTTAATTTGCGGTAATGTTCTTGCTCTAGGTACTTCTTCTAATAATTGTTCTTTTGTCCACCCGCCATTTGAAATGTTTCTTTCTTCAAATGTGATGTTTCTCATTTGTAACAAGCTCTTTGCTTGAACACAATGCGGACATTGGTCTTTTGACCATATCACTGTTGTCATAATTTTCTCTTATATACTAGGTAGTGCATCATAATCGAGATCACCACTCATTATTCCTAATACGTAGTTTACACTTTCACTTTCTTGCAATGCAGTTTGTTTTTTACTAGGATCGGTATGTTTGTTAAACCACGGTATAGGTGTAGTTTTAGGAGCAGTGCCTTGGTACTTAATTCCGACTTCTTTAAGTGCGTGTACTGCAGTGTAATCGACAAACTCTTTTAAGATGTTTGCATTAAGACCGATAACTGGTCCTTTCATAAACAAGTAGTCTGCCCATTCCTTTTCTTCACGTATGACATCTAAGTATAGGTTATAAACTTCTTGCTCACATTCTGCTTTGGCTTCTGCAAAACGTGGATCATCTTTAGCGTTTTGATTAATTAAATATGCAGTCCAATCTTTGTGCAACAACTCGTCCTGTAAAATCAGCGAAATAATATTTCCGTTACCGATAAATATTCTGTTCTCAACCATAGCTAAACTAGTTGCAAATGACACCATGAAACGGAATGCTTCTAGCGCATAGCTAGCGTGTAATGCCATCCAAACTGCTTTAACATGATCTTTTACAGTTACTTCTAATCCTACTTCTTTTTTACAATTTAACATGTGTAACTCATCGTAGTACTTACCTACACTAGCAGCCATATTAACGATTTCTTGAGTATCATGAATCGTGTTAAACACATCTTTTGGAACATTATAGATATTACGAATAATATGACTATAACTACGACTGTGAATATTTGATTCAAAAAATCCCCAATTAAACATTAGCGTTTCGGCTTCTGGTACACTTACTACTGGAGTGAATACCTGTGTAGGTCCACGTCCTTGTAAACTATCTAATGCAGTTTGTCTTAACAAGTTACTTGTAAAGATGTGTTTAACTGCATCACTTGCATCCTTAAAATCATTAGCATCTTTTGCAAGGCTAATTTCTTCAGGTGTCCAAAAGAATCCACGAGCAGTTTGCTCGAACTTTTGAATCTTTGGATACCTAACTTCTTCAAATCGTTGTATAGTCACAGGTCCTGCAGGATCAAGGAACATTTTACGACTTAGGTAATCTGTTTTTGTCTCTAAATTATATTGCGCTTGACTCATTTATATGTTCCCAGTTTATTATTTTCCACTGATTTTCTAAATACTTTTTCTTATCTGTTTGATAGTCTAACGCCCACGCATGTTCCCACCAGTCAAC